TCAATGCGGGGTTATAGCAGTTACCAAACATGAATGGGATGGTAAACGATTTAACCATACCGATGATTATTTGGACGGTGATGGAGCGGGTTTGGTTATTTTTGCGAAGGCAATAGCAGAGCGTGAGCGTGAGGCGTGTGCAAAGATTGTAGAAAACAGAATTTTGCATGACAAAAATGAAAATATTAAAAAAGGATATTTTTATGCTCAACAAAGTATTACTCAAGATATTCGAGCAAGGGGACAAGAATGAAAACCAAACAAGAAATCAAAGACGAGATAAATGAATTGTATGGTGCAAACCAAGCATTGATTGAGGCAATGAATCAACTGCACAAGCAACAGATGGATACAACAAAGAAGATGTTTGCCTTAAGCAATATGCTGAGGGAGATGGAGGATAAAGATGGAAAAAACATTTGAAGCAATCCACAAACTGAAAGAGATAGAGATTGAGTTGCACCGCTTGAAGAACGCACTGGAGATGGCGAACAAGGCGTTAGACAAAACCCAATCTGTGGGCTGTGCTGAATGTGGCGCTAGTGGCGGCCATGCGCTTTATTGCGTTGCTTGTGCTGAAAAATATGTGATTAAGGGGGCCGTGCTGGTTGAGGAAATGCAACGCGAGCAAGACTGCGTGGGTTGGTTTGGCTATGACGAGGCATTGCGTCTTTGGTTTGAAACAAACAAAAATGATGATTGCGCTATCCCGCTGTACAAAGACCAACAGCGCACATGGGTAGGACTGACGGATGAGGACATACAAAAATTAGCCGCAGAGCAACACGATTGGGAAAGTTTATATCTTGCAGTTCAAGCAAAACTAAAGGAGAAGAACACATGAAAAAATGGTACGGGTTTGACGATTGCGTCATTGGCACCGCTTGCATTTGGCGAGACCAAATAACTGTTGAGGTACTGGTTTACAGTGGCGACGAGATGGTTGACCTGTTAATGAGTAGAGACGGCATGAACGAAGAAGATGCTCATGAATTTCTTGAGTTCAATGTCATAGGCGCGTACATCGGTATTGATACACCGGTGATTAGTTTTGAAGATCCAGATTGGGACGAAAGAGATTATGAAGATTAATTTAGAAAAAATCAGAATTGATGGTGACACACAATCAAGAGAGTCACTTAGGGAGGTAACGGTTCAAGAGTACACCGAGAAACTATTGGACGGCGAGGCATTCACCGCCATCAGGATAGTTTACGATGGCAAGGACTGGTGGCTGGCCGATGGGTTTCACAGATACTTTGCTCACAAACGCGCAAAGATCAATACGATTGAGGCCGACATCATTAACGGCACAAAGCGCGATGCGTGGTTGTATTCATTGAAAGCCAACGGCAAGCATGGACTACCAAGATCGAACGAAGACAAGCGCAGAAGTGTGATGCGTGCTCTCAATGATATTGAGCTGTGTGATAAATCAAACATTGAGCTGGCAAAGATATGCGATGTATCAGACATGACGATCGGTCGCATTCGCAAAGAAATCGAGTTGTTGAAAGAGGTCAAGAAGAAACCAAAAGCCAAGCCTGTTGAGATTGAAGAGGAGTACGTTCAAGACGAAGTGCATGAGCTCCGCACAGAGAATCAGGCGCTACTCACAGAGAATACTAAACTCAGAGATCAGATGGCGATTGGTATTTTAGAAATCGATGACGAAGAAAAAATAACCATACAAGAAACTGTGGAATCGTTGCGCGCTGAAGTTTCTCGCTTACAATCTTTATTGGACGCCATGACTATCAGTAGGAATGACTTCCAGCAAAAGGCTGCCGACGCTATCAATCAAATCAAATATTGGAAACGTAAGGCAGAGAAATCAAAGTGAAGTTGGGCACTATCCCATCGGAGTTTTAAATGCTAGAACTAAGACCCCACCAGATTGAGGTGGTAGAAAAAATCAATCAGGGCTTTCTTGATGGACATAGAGCTCAACTGCTTTATGCTCCAACAGGATTCGGTAAGACCGAGGTCGCCATCCAACTTATGCAGAACATTGCCAAGCAATACAAACGTGTTGCTATGGTGATGGATCGCATTGTGTTGGTGAATCAAACCAGTACACGCCTTGCGCGGTATCAGATTCAACATGGCGTCATGCAGTCCGATCATTGGCGCTACCGCCCAACAGAGCGCATACAGATATGCTCCGCCCAAACCCTCGAGAAACGTGACACCTTTCCTGATCTTGATTACCTCATCATCGATGAGTGTCACGTTCAGCGCAGAAGTGTTGTTAAGTTCATTGAGCAAAACCCTGAGCTGAGAGTCATTGGATTGACCGCCACGCCGTTTACCGCGGGGCTCGGCGACGTGTACTCCCATGTGGTTGGTGCGAGCTCCACAGAGGATTTGATCGACAAGGGCTGGTTGATGCCCATGAAGATTTTTATCTCAAAAGAAATCGATATGACGGGCGTGACCAAGGTTGCTGGCGAGTGGTCACAGGATCAAGTGACGGAGCGGGGCATGAAGATCACCGGCGATATCGTCACAGAATGGATCAAGAAAACGCACGACATCTTTGGCGCACCCAAAAAGACTGTTGTGTTCTGTGCTGGGGTTGCCCACGGCAGAGACCTCGAGCAACAATTTAAATCGCAAGGGTATAACTTTAAATCAATCTCTTACCTCGAGGAAGACGATTACAAGCGAGAGATCATCGAGGACTTTGGCAAGCCCGACACAAAGATTCATGGCCTGATAGCCACAGACATACTCACCCGCGGATTCGACGTCCCTGACGTGCTGATAGGCGTCTCGGCGAGGCCTTTCTCCAAGTCATTCAGCTCGCACGTCCAGCAGATGGGCAGGATCATGCGTCCATCGCCCAACAAAACCTTTGGCGTTTGGCTGGATCACTCCGGTAACTATCTCCGATTCAGAAACGATTGGGACAAACTCTTCACTGAGGGCGTGACGGAGCTCGAGAATGGAGACGGCGAGAAAGCTAAGAAAGAGCCGACCGAGAAGGAAAAGAAAGACTCGAAATGTCCATCGTGCGGTGGATTGTGGGTGGCTGGCGAGCTCAATTGCGTGCATTGTGGGTTCACCAGGCCGTTGCGTGGCGTTGCAAGCGTTCCTGGAGAGCTCATCGAGTTGGCGGGCATACAGAAGGCGTCGATGGAGATCAACAAGACGTTTTATGCCGAGCTCTTGCACTATTCCCGCTCAAGAGGTTATAAAGATGGCTGGGCGGCACACAAATACAAGGAAAAGTTCGGGGCTTTCCCGCCTCGTGGTGATCACACGCCGATCCCAACTTCACAAAAGACTGTTAACTGGATTAGATCAAGGCAAATAGCATGGGCTAAAGGCCAACAAAAAGCATGAGATTTGAAGAATTTGCATTTGAACACGGCCTCGTGATCGACAATCTGTCTCTTGATAAGTGGATTCGAGTCAAGACTTTGGACAAACCCAACAAGTTGAATGGCGCCTATGTCTTTGATGGACAGGGCGGGGCGGTCATCAACTTTGCCACTATGGAGAAACACGCTATCTTTAAATCCGATAAGCCTTATGTGATCGACCATGACAAGATCAAGCGCGTCAATCAGGAGCGGTTGGATCGTCAGGAAGAAGCGCGCCGGAAGGCGGTCTACATCGTCAAGTCAGGCGTCTTGTCCACCCATCCTTACTTGATTCGCAAGGGGTTTCCCGAGCGCGGTCTTGTTTGGAAAGAGTTGCTCGTGGTCACAATGCGAGCGGGGGGTCAACTTGTTGGATGCCAGCTAATCGATAAGATCGGCAACAAAAAGTTCCTGTCGGGGCAGATCACCAAGGGAGCAAGCCTCGTGATAGACAATAAAGGGCGGGACATACTGGTAGAGGGCTATGCGACTGGTTTATCGGTGCGTAGAGCGCTTAAACTCATGAAGGCTAGGTATAGGATACACGTCTGTTTCTCGGCCTCTAATATGCTTGAAATCGCGAGGGGTCTGAATCGGCCTCTTGTGGTTGCGGATAACGACCCTGTTGGCCTGAGCACTGCTCAAAAAATAGCCTCGTGCTATTGGGTGGGTGAGGCTGGGGAGGATTTTAATGATTTTGAGACTCGGGTGGGGGCTCGGGAGGCTGGTGAGTCTCTTGTGAAATTGTTGTAGGGTCAACAAGTTGGGGGCAGTCTGCGCAACCGATAGATTGGCAGACCCCCAGTTCCTCGCACCGAGTCAAACCTCTTCCTCGCGGATATTGCACCGCTCAATGTCAGTTGTTTGTAGGTCGGTGATATCGTCTACATTGAAGAGCTCATAATCTAGATTGACCGCGACCTCGTGGGCGTCATCCTCATCCAAGGCGGTCACATAGACGTGGCACAGGGTCGTGTAGGTGGCGCTCACCTTGTATCGTCGTTTAAGCATGGTCATATGCATCCCCCAGTTTGTAGGTTTTGTTCAAAATCCTAAAAAATTTCGTGTTGTCTCTAACAACCTTTCCATCTTCTTCGGTTAAAAAGTAGGCGGTGATAATGAAATCATCCCCATCAAACCAAAAATTAAGGTCGTACTGGACGCCGTCCACCTCCGTCCAGTCCCATGATTCCATGCCATCATACGAATCCGGATCGAGTTCTCGTGGCGCCAGTTTAGCCAAAATCTTTGCCCTGAGCATGGGGTCGACCTTTACATACTGGCATTCGCAAACTGTTGGGTGTACTTTCCCGCTCGTGCATTGTTCGCAAGTCATGTTGACACCTCCGTCATTTCGAAATTGTAGAGGCGCGCGTACTGCTCGAGGGCATCGTAGCACGCCTCATAAAGGACTTCGTTCGCGAATGTGGCCGACTCAAAGACGTGGCCATCGATCTCAAAAAATATGGTTATCATTCTTCATTCTCCTGTTCTTCAACGTCAAATCTAAGCCACCGGCATCCCTCGAAAATCTCGACAACCTCGAAGTCAATGCCGGCTTTTTCTAAGGCCTCGTATAGTTCTTGTGCGGTCATTCTTCATTCTCCTCTTCGCCATAAAGCATATCCAAAACTTCAATACCTTCGTCATCATGCGGTACTTCAGTTACAAAGTAGCCGATTCTGTTTACATAATGCCACCCATCGACTATAAAAGTGCCAATATTTCCATCTACTAATGTCCAAATTTTCTTTGGGTCAGTTTTCTTGATGAATTCGTACTCTTGTCCATATGTTTCAAAAAGTTGAGTTTCTTCATTTTGACCAAAAGTGTTTACGATTGGTTTGTATTTTTCTTCCCATTCTTCGTAAGTCATTTTTCGCTCTCCTTGGGCAGAAAATCATAAATTTTTGCAAAATATTCAATGTCTTCAATGGGCGCGTAGTATAAAAACTTGCTCACCATCTCTTGGACGTCTATCTCATTGAGCAAAAACTCCACAAAATCGTCGAGTCGCTCGCAAGAAGTCAAAGGCGCGTCTTGGGGGACGGAAAACACTTGCCTGAGTTTTTTGTTGCTTGTTTCACCCCAGTCCCAGTCAGTCTCCATCATTTTGGATTCTCCCTTGCGTACTCAATACCGGCCTCGAATGCAATATAGGTATCCATCAGATGTGTGTATCCTTCCAAAGAGCTAACCGAATCGTTGTCTTTTAGGAACCGCAAAATGGTTTCATCGTCGCACTCGGAAATGCGACTAGAGTACAAGTCATAAAATGCTTGTTCAGTTGGTGATAGTGTCATGATTTTGGCCTCGTGTTGTTTGGTAATCTTGCTCGATGATTTCGAGTTTTCTCTTAAACTCTGCTAAAAATTCAATTTTGTTCTTGTATCCCAGTGACTGGTACGATTGCCCATAGGACAGATCGCACACGTCAAAGTAGAGCTCCTGAATGAGTGTGAGTGTGTTCATTTTCTCGCCCCCACCACGTCATCGATTGCAGAATTTATAGAATTCCAGTTAATGCCAATTTCAGCATCGTGTGATTTAACGATGATCTCCAACACTTTGCGGGTTTCTTCTAGGGTGAGCTCCTCGCCAATCTGTTCGCACTGGTCTGTTATATCGTCCTCGCACCATTCATCACGGATAACCCATTGTTTCTCAGTCTTAATTAATCGTGCCATTTTTGGCCTCCTGTAGTTGCACAAGACCCGCTCGCGCGGGTTTCGCCCAGTCAGGGCTCATCAGTTGCGCTTAGACTATTTCCCATTTCAGATCAAAAACTGTCGGGTAGAGCTCTTGCGTGGTTTCGGGTTCGCCCACGGGCTTAACCCATACGCGACCGGTTGAGCCGTCATTGTGCGGGGGTCTCCCCCCAGTGAGCTCGAACTCTTCGCCGTTGCGGGTTTTGATGATCGCGCCCTTGGGGACTGCCACGCCATCCTTGTCCACCAGTAACCAGTTGTATTTTGTTGCTATAGTTGTCATTCGTGTATCTCCAAAAATTGATCGTAATATTCGCGCTCGAGCGTGTTCAAGAGGTTAACCGGCTTGATGTAAGCTGGGTTTCCGGTCATGCCCATGTAGGTCATGGCCTCTTCTTGTGCCCTGTGCATTGTCTTAAACTCGCCCAACAAGCGAGAATTGTGGTTAAAAACTAGATACATGAGCGCGCCTCCAATCGACCGCGGTTAAAAAGAAACACGGCCTTGTTTTTGTGTTCCTGATACTCGCGCGCAAGCATTCGTTGAAAGCGCGCCAGTTTAATGCGGTTTGTCTCAAAAAGATAACCGGCTTGTATGTAGTCAAACTCTGTATATTTCATAATTTCCCTTGTAGTTGCATGAGACCCCCTCTCGAGGGTTTCGGCCTCTCAGGCCTCATCAGTCATGCTTTTTTGAATGATCGCGTAAATTCGGGAAATCTCGGGCTCAGTCAAGTCAAGCTCGCGTGCAATTATTTGCTCGCTGGCAACGTGCTCAAGCGCGACACTTGCTATTTTCATGATGGCGATTAGTTCTTTTTTGGTTAAATTCTTCATGATTTCCCTTTTAGTGCATTAAGTAAGATACAGTTTTATTCGTCCAGCAAGCGCGACAGTCGCGACACTCGCCGGCTTGGCTGGGGGCTTTACAGGCGAGCCCTAGAGGCTTTTTAGTGTGGACGTTGGACGTTGTCACGCCTCGCACGCCTTCGAGGCTCTTGGGTACCTTCACGGCCTTGTCGGGATACATACCGGAGAGCCGGACAATCAAGTTTTTGGGGATTACTCCACCGGCTGAGATAAAGTCTTTGATGATCGAGTACTCGCGCGTTGGAAGCCAGTGTTTTGTTTTCGGCGTCAATTGTGCGATTTCTACGATCTTTTTAAAGTGTTCAAGCCCCTGAAGGTCGCCGGAATCGTGCCATCTAAAGTACTGATCCGAACCGATTAGAGTCACCATCGCGTCCACCCAGTGAGGATCATTGATTGAGTCTAATCTAGCAAATTGGGCGGGTTTAATGGTGTTCTGATAAAGTTGGTAGAAGCCGGAATTAGCGTAGCAGTAAAAACAGATCGATCCCTCAATTTGAGCCATTTTGAAACCGGTCGCGCACGCCTCGGTCGGTAGACTGTAAGACTTGCATGGCATCTTCGAGGTTTCGGTGAGCCCACCAGTGAGCGCGCTCGCCTCTTTTTTCAACATAATTACTCGCATGGCTTAACCCTCAATTAGTTGGTACATATTCCACCCGCACGTTACAACGTGCGACCCGCCCTTGATTAATTCGTCGATCATGGAGCGGTCGAAATCGTGCCAGCCGTCCCAATCGATAGGGTGGCGACATATCTCGCGCCAGCCGTGGCGCTCATGTTTTGCGTGGTAAGCGATAACCATGGTTTTGTTTCCTTAGTAGTTGCATAAGACTGGCACAAGTGCCAGTTTCGCCCATTAGGGCTCGTCAGTTATGCTACTTGGGGCTCGTATTCCTCCACCAGTTCGACCAATGCTTTCATGGCTTCTACGATGGTATTGAAGTGGCACTCTTCGTTGTTGAGGTCTTTGAGGTAATATCCGGTGATTGGGCCTGTTGAAATCCAAATGGAATAAATCAGCGATCCATATTCGTCCATGTCATCAACAATTTGATAGGAGTTGTTGAGTTCGCATGATTCGAAGTTTACGATTACATTGTTCATTTTTGTTTCCTTGGTTAGTTGCATAAGACGCCCTTTCGGGCGTTTCGTCCAATCAGGACTCATCAGTTATGCTTGGCAGTACTGGCAAGGGCAAACCCTCACATCTGAATTCTGCATGGGTGAAACCGCGGTTCTTGGCGTAAGTCAACGCATTGGCGCGCGCCTCGACCAAATCATTGGACATAAAGCCGGTAATGAGTCGACCGCGGTAGAAAAGATCAACACAGTATCCGCGCCCACCATAGGGCTGATATATTTTTAATTGAACGGTTTTCATTGGTTTCCTTAGTAGTTGTGTGAGACCGGCTCTCGCCGGTTTCGGTCAATCAGACCTCATCAGTCACACTGGTGGGCATAAAGCGCTTGAATAGGTCTTGGAAGGCCTGAATCAACAACCAGCGGTTGTGAGAGTCGGCGCATTGGTAGGCGTCGCCAATAGCACCGGCAAACGATCCACCGGATTCGCGCATGACCCTCGAGGCGGTGTGAAATGGGTCGTTAATGTCGAACCAGTGTTGCAGTGAGTCGAAACAGCGATCGTTGACGCTGACGCCGGTCAAGTCGCAAAGGAACATGGTTTGCTCACTGGTAGAGTGATATTCAATTAAGTTATCGATTGTTTTGAATTGTGAATACATAGTGTTGTTTCCTTAGTTGTTGTTGAAAATATGAGGCTCTGTTTTTGATACCCCATACCTTATATGTGGAAAAAATCGTGCCAGCGCTTGTAAGTTGTTGATTTATAAGGGAGTCTATTTGATTTTGGGGGTGATTGTGGGTTCAGACGTTTCGGTTTATACTCATGCAATCCAACAAGTTGGGGGTCACACACCATGCCGGAAACAAGTAAGCGCGCGCCAGTCAAAAGATTATCGAGGGCGCAAATCAAAGATACACTAGACAACACACCCATCGAGAGCATATTAGGTGTAAAACAACCGCTCACCAGTAAACAGAGAGAGTACGCGCATAAGGTAGCACAAGGTGTCATGAGTAAGAGAGAGGCATACAAGACAACGTATAACGCCCAAAGCGAGCATACACTGAACAATGCGCCTTATATGCTGGCGAGGGACTCAAGAGTGTCAAAAGAAATAGAGGCGTACAGGCTGGCAATAGAGGCGGAGAAACTGCGAACCCCCGTTCAACTGAAGGCTTTGCTAATCCACCAGCTAGTCAAGCATTCCATCGATGAGGACTTCCCACCAGCCCAGCGAATGAAGGCGCTCGAGTTGATTGGCAAACTCTACGAAGTGGGCGCCTTCGAAGAGCGCAAGACCACCACAGTGATTCATCAAAAGAGCGGAGACATCAAAGCCCAGCTACTCGAGCGCATCAAGGCGGTCGTTGATGTGAGCGCAAAGCCGGCGCGTACCGGAGGCGCGAGTCTACTGGCGGAGATTTCAGAGGCGCTCGACCCCACCCACGCCCCACCCCCCGCGAGCGCGAGCGAGGCGGCGGGGGATCCTACGCATACTATTCCACTCACTCAATCCTTAGAAAATACCATTGACCCTCCCCAACTTGTTGACCTGGAAACCCCCCC